GTTTGGCAGCAACCGAAAAGCAAGCCAAGCGCTTGCGCCGGTTGGGCTTCCGTGTGCGCCAAGCAGGCAAAAAGACGCTGACCCGGCCGTCTGTGGCGTGGATTCAGGAGCATGTGAATTACGCCAAAGCCGGCCTGTTGATCCGGATCCTCGACGACCAGCGCAGCGAAAGCACCGGCGCGCAAAGCTGGGAAATCACCCTGCCGAAACGCCAGTTCATCGGCGCCGAAACTGAACGCGAAACCAATCTCCTGATTAACCAGGTGTTGCAACAAATCCTAACTTCACCCCGCTAACGAGGCACTGCATGGCACTCGGTCAAGTCACCGTCGACAATCTCAATCTAGGCCAAGGCGCCGTGACAGAGGTTGAGCGTTACTTTCTTTTCATTGGTCCCGCTGCCAAAAACGTCGACCAGTTCATCCCGCTGAATAACGACAGCGACCTGGATACGGCGCTGGGCATTCCGGCCAGCGACCTCAAAACGCAAATCACTGCGGCTCGCCAGAACGGTGGTCAGCGCTGGGCCTGCATCGCGGCCCCGATCGGCCCCGAGGGTGACTGGGCCACCGCGTTGCAGAAAACGCAGCAACAGGGCGTTTCCGTAGAAGCGGTGATTGTTACCAAGCCCGTAGTGAAGGCCGATGAACTGAAGGCCATGCACGACGCTGCCGTTGCGCTGAACAACACCTACGGGCGTCGTGTTTTCTTCCTGGCAAGTACTGCCGGCATCACCGTTGACCAGACCTGGGCGCAATACCTCACCGAGCAAAAAGCATTGGTAGCAGGGGTGGCCGCACCACGCGTTGCAACGGTGCCGCAGCTTCACGGTAATGACCTCGGCGTGCTGGCCGGTCGCTTGGCCAACTCGGCGGTAAGCATCGCTGATAGCCCAATGCGCGTGGCCACCGGCCCGGTGCTGGGACTTGGCCAAGTGCCCACTGATAGCGAGCTGATCCCGCTGCCGTCCGCTGTGCGCAGTGAGCTGGATCGGGCGCGGCTCTCCGTGTCGCAGATCTATCCGGATTACCCGGGCGTGTACTGGGGCGACTGCAACATGTTGGACACCCCAGGCAGTGACTTTCAGGTCGTGGAATACCTGCGCATCACCGACAAGGCCGCGCGCCTGATTCGCCCGCTACTAATCCGCCGTGTTGCCGATCGCCGCTTGAACAGCACGCCCAACAGCATGGCGGTCAACACCAACCAACTGATGGCCCCGCTGCGCGCCATGGCCAAGTCCGTCAAGTTCGCCGGCGAGGTGTTTCCTGGTGACATCGAGCCGCCGAAGGATGGCGACCTGGTGCTGGAATGGCTCAGCAAAACCAAGGTTGCGGCCTACATCAAGCTCAAACCCCTCAACTGCCCGAAAGACCTCACGGCGAACATTGCCCTGGATCTTTCCACTGACAAAACGGAGTAACGCCCCATGGCGAAGATTGGCGGCAAAAACTTTGACGTGAGCCTGGGCGATATCGCGCTGCACGTCGAAAGCTGCACTTTGGATATCACCGACAACTCGGCAGTGGCCCAAACCCGGGGTGTGCCAGACGGCACTGTGGACGGTGACGTGGCCGCTGCCGGCGAATTTGAGCTGGATACCACCAACTTCAACCTGCTGATCGACGCGGCGCGCTCGGCGGGCAGCTTTCGAGGCCTCAAACCGTTCGATGCTGTGTTCTTCGCCAAGGCCGGCGAAGACGAGGAACTGCGGGTGGAAGCATTCGGCTGCAAGGTGAAGCTCTCCAGCCTGCTGGCGATCGATCCGAAGGGCGGCGAGAAGAGCAAACACAAGGTTCCGTTCGACGTGACCAGCCCGGATTTCATCCACATCAACGGCGTGCCGTACCTGGCTGCGACAGAGATCGAGGGGCTGCGCTAATGGTGGATTGGTTCGACCGTGCCCAGGAGCTGGAGCAACGCCAACGTGACCAGGCGATAAAGGCCCAGTTGAGCAAGCCCGTGCCGGTCGGGCCGAGCCTGACCCATTGCCAGGACTGCGACACACCAATCCCGCCGGCGCGCCAGGCGCACGGAGGCATAACCCGGTGCGTCCCGTGCCAGACGGACGTCGAGAAGAGTAAACGCCGATGACCACTGAAACTGCGCGCCTGGGAACGCTGGAGCGGCAACTTGCCGTGATCGAGCACCGCATGAACGAGTTTGAAGGTCGTCACGAAACCGTGCCGACTCGCGTGACCAAGCTTGAGCAGCAATTCGAAAACATGACTGGCCAGCTCAAGGAACTGAACAAAGGCCAGCAGGCGTTGACCCTGGCGGTCAACGTGATCGGCTCGAAGGTCGGGCGCTTGCTGACCATCCTGACGCTGGTTGGCGCCGTCCTGCAGATGGTGGTGCCGGCACTGTTGCGGGTGTGGTTCCCATGAGCCTGCGCGGCAGGATCATGGCCGGTGCGATCGCGCTGGCCAGCACGCCGCTGGTGATCTTCCTGGGCACCTGGGAAGGCAACGGCCAGAACACCGTTTACGCGGACAAGCTCGCCGGCGGACTGCCCACGGTTTGCAAGGGCATCACCCGGTTTACCAGCCCTTACCCGGTCGTTGTCGGCGACTACTGGTCACCCGCCAAGTGCGCCGAGGTGGAGCAGCTGGTGATCCGCAAAACGCAGCTGCAGCTGGCCGAGTGCATCACGAACCCGAACGTGGGACAGACCACGTTCGACGCACTCACCAGTCATGGCCACAACTTCGGCGTGACCAGCACCTGCGCCAGTCGAGCGGTCGCGCTTATCAACGCCGGCCGCATCGCCGAGGGCTGCAAAGCTCTGGCATGGGCGCCGGACGGCAAGACGCCGGTATGGGCCTTTGTGACTGACGCCAAGGGCCAGAAGCGCTTTATTCCGGGCCTGCACAACCGCCGGCTGGCCGAATCCCGGCTGTGTGCGGAGGGCTTGTGATGCTGCGCCAAGCCTTGTTCCTGGTCGTGTTGTGCCTGGTCGCCTGGATCGGTTTTGACTCGCTCCAAGGCCAGCGCGACGAAGCCAGGCGCGAGCGTGATAGCGCGAAATGGGAGGCCAGCGGCCTGCGGGAAGCGGCACGCATCAGCGGCGAAATGCTCGCCGAGCGGGACGCGATCGACCAACGAAACACCAAGGAATTGACCGATGCACGCACTGAAAACGAACGCCTGCGCCGCGCTATTGGCGATGGCACTGGCCGGCTGTACGTCAGGGCCACCTGTCCCGCTTCCGGATCTGTGCCCACCGCCGCCGGCACCGCCCGCGTGGCTGATGCAGGACGCGCCGAACTCGCAGCAGACGCTCGACCGGATTATTTCACCCTCCGAGATCAGCTCGCCCTAAGCCAGCAAATGATCCTCGGACTGCAGCAATACGCCCTCGGCGTGTGCCGGCGAACACCGGTGCAGCAGGGCAACACTTTTCCCAACCTCAACAAGAGAACAACCCCATGAGCCAACAGAACAACACCGAAATCACCCTGGAAGTCGGCGAAGCGGAATTCACCTTCAACCTGACCCCGGCTGACGTCACCAAGTATTTCAACGCCCTGACCCAAACCAACAAGGTCGCCCCGGGCAACAACCTGTTGATGACCACTGTGCTGCAGGAACAAAAAACCGTGCTGAAACCGCTGCTGGGCAATCCGGTGATGGTGATGCAACTCGCCGGCGCGCTGCTCGAGGAGTACGCGCCCAACGTTGAGGTGATCGTAAAAAAGCGCTCGAGCACGCTGAGCGCCTGAGCGAAAACGGACTGGGCCAGTTGATGGCCCTGACGAACCGCTGGCTTCCTGGTGCCGAACCCACGCCCGAGGCGATGGGGACGGCCAAGTGGCTGGAGGACGAACACTGGAGACGCATGGAGTTTGCCGTGGCTAGCGGCATCGCCCTTGCGCTGAACGGGTAACGACTTTGGCAGACCGTAGCGCCAGCCTGGCTTTCATTCTCAGCTTGCAGGACAAGGTCACCGCGCCGCTGGGCAAGGTGAAAATGGGCTTTTCCGAGCTTGCTGATCAAAGCGAAAAGCACATTAAAACGATCGGCTTGGGCATGGGCGG